CCGCCAGCCCCTCGGCCGTCTCGGCCAGATGATCCCACAGGCCGATGGGCCGGGCGGGATCGTGCTGCCAGAGCATGGGCACCTGGCGCCCGGCGCGCACCAGTTCGGCGAGGCTCTCGCGAAAGGCCCCCGGCTCGACCACATCGCGGCCCCGGTCGATATTATCAAAGCCCGCCGCCAGCCCGGAGAGTGCCGGCCCGCCCGCCGGCCCGCTCGCCGCCCGGGGGGCCTTGACCTCCAGCCGCGTCAGCGGCAGCGCCAGATCCACCCCGGCCGCCGCCCGCGCCCGCGCCGCCCGCCGCGTCTCCGCCCCGGGGCCGCGCCCGGCCCGCTTGCATTCGATCCGATTTTCGGCCACCACACACCTCGCCTTCTCATCGACATCCCGCCCCATCCCCGCACGCGCCCATCCCCGCACGCGCTTCGTCCTGGCCTCCTCGATGACCCTCACGCCCCGCGCACGTCCGACCCGACTGGCCGCGATCCTGCTGATCCCCATCCTGGCGGCGCTCGGCGCCTGCCGCGACCCAGCCGAGACCCCCCCGGGCCCCGGTGGCTGGACGGGCTGGCTGGACAGGATCGAGACCCACCAAGAGGCCGGGAAGACCGCCCGCACCCGCCGGGACCTGACCGAATTCCTCGCCGCGCTCGAGCGCGAATGGGCCAGGCGTGCCGATCATCCGCTGACCCTGGGCCGCCAGATCAGCCTCGCCAGCCGGGCAGGCTTCATCGCCGCCCGTAGCAAGGCGCCGTCGCTTCAGCGCCGGGCCTTCGCCCTCGCCCGGCATCGCAGCCGACGTGCCGACGGCCGCACCGACCAGCTTGGTTTCCAGCTCATCATTCTGCGTTGGCAGCGCCTGGCCACGCCCGCCCCGCCGCGATTCAACGACCGCCTCGACCACCTGACCGCACGGCTCAGGCGCGAGATCGCGGCCGCGCGGACCGACGCCAGTGGCACGCCCGCCCGCCTCGCCGAGCTTTTGGCCAACGCCGCCATCCTGCGCTTGAGGAGCCGCGACAGCCGCTTCTCCCCCTGGCGGCCATCGTCGCCTGCCAGGCCGGCAGTGCCGGTTCCCGAGGCCGCGCGAGCCGATTGCCGCCAGGCTCCGAAGCCGGGCTGCGCGCTCGCCCGCCTTCTCGCCATTCACGCCGATTGGCCGGGCGGGGGCGAGCCGCCGCCGCGGGTCACCGCGCGCACCGCCCTGATGCTTGCCCGCGCCGGCCATCCCGGCCGCGCGCGGGCGCTCTTCGGCCGGATCCTGACCAGCCGGGACAGTGCCACCTCTGTTGATCCGGCGATCCGCGACGGGCTGCTTTCCTGCTATTGGAATCTGAGCGGTCTCGACGACCCTCCATTTCGCGCCGACCCGGTCCGCGTCGCGCCGCGCCGAGGCGCCGCTCCCTGCACACCCTCCGAGCTCGAATCGAGCTTCCCCGCCCCGCCGCCCCCGGAGAACCCGCCATGACCCGCCGGCGCCGTCTCCGGCCACCCTTTCCTCTCATTCCCGGCCTCACCGGCTTCGAGGGGTCTGTCGCCGGCCTCGATCTGCCCGCGACCGGCTGCACGCCCCGCGCGCGCATTTCAGGACATGCCGCTCTGGCCGCCAGCCGCGGGCGGGGCGTCACCGCCCTCCACCGGCCCATAGCCCACCGCCGCGCGCTTTTCATTGAGCGTCAGGAAATCCGCGTCCCGCACCGCCTCCCAGCGCTGGCGCCGGCGCGGGGTGAGCCCCGGCACGCCATCCAGATCGGCCACCAGGCGCAGCGTCTCATCCCTGAATTGCGGCAGCAGCCACTGCCCCAGCGCCTCAGCCAGAGCGCCGACCAGCGGCGTCATGGTGTTCTCCCAGAAATGCAGCCGCGCCTCCTGATAATTGGCAAAGGTCGTATCGCCGGGGATCCCGAGAAGCTGCGGCGGCACCCCCAGCGCGGAGGCGATATCGCGCGCGGCCGTATGGCGGGCCTCGATATAATCCATGTCACGCGGCGACAGCCCCATCTCCTGCCAGGCCAGCCCGCCCTCGAGCAGCATCGGCCGTCCGGCATTTCGCGCCCCCTGATGGAGCTCGTCGATCTGCTCCTTGAGCCGCGCGAACTGCGTCTCGCTCAACGGCTCCTGCGAGGTCAGGGTGCCCGAGGGCTTGGCGCCGTTCTGAAGCAGGGCCTGGTTCCAGGCCGCCCCGGCATTGAACTGATCGACCGCCACCCCGGCGGCCTCGAGCGGGCTCATCCCGTACCAGGCATCGAGGGGATGGAATGCCTTCCAATGCAGCATCGCCGAGCGCCCGGTCAGCGGATCGACCGGCAGTCGCCGAACCTGCCCGCCCTCGACCAGCTTGAAACCCGCCGGCACCCCGCCGGGCCCGGCCACCAGGTGAACCTGATCCGGCCGCCACAGGCGCAGCTCCTCGGGCGCGCCCGCGGCGGGCGCCACCGCCTCGGCAAAGCCATTGCCGCCGATCAGATAATGGGCCACCAGCCCGTGCCGGAAGGCCGTCCCCGACAGCACCGGCCCCGGCCGGGCGAGCAGATCGAGCAGCGGATGCGCCGCCAGCCGCTCGCCATCCGCCCGCCGCTCCAGCCGCAAGGGCACGGCGGCGGCATTGCGCGCGATCTCCTCCACCGAACGATAGGCGATCACATTGCGCCGATAGCCCTCCTCGGCCAGCCGGTCATAGCGTCGCGGCGTCCAGACCGCCTGGCCCATGGGGGCATGCCAGGCCAGATATCCCGGCGGCGCCGGATCCGCCTTCGCCTCGGGCGTGCCGGGTCCCGCAGTCTCCGCCGCCGCCGCCATCTCCGCCGCCGCCGCGGCGCGGCCGCGCAGCCTTGCGGCCAGCCGCCCGAGCCAAGCTCCATCTCCGGCCATGCTCGCTTCCTTTCCCGTCGGTATTGCTTGTCGGTATTGCTCTGTCGGGAGCGCTGTCGCCGCCGCGCGGCCGTGCCTCTCGCCGTCTTGCCGCTCACACCTGCCGCAGCCGGGGATCGCCCAGATGCACATCCGCCATGGCATAGATGGCGGCGTCGGCGAGGTCGGGCGAGCGGCCGATGCGCTTGACGATCTCCTCCTTGGCCTCGACCTGAATGCCGCGCGCGGTCAGCTTCCATCGCGGCGCGACCAGATCGACCATCAGCGCCCGATCGGGCGGCAGGGCCAGCCCCTGGCCGTAATCGGGATCGAGCGCCTCGCGAAAGCGCCACCAGAGCAGCGCCCTTTGATTGGCAAAGCCCAGCTTGCCGGTGCGGTCGAACCCCGCGGCCCGGGCCGCGCCAGTGATCGCCCGCAGCGGCAGCGCAGCGGCGCGCAGATGATCGACCACCGAGCCCCCGACCCCGACGACATCCACACAGGCCGGCGCGCCGCCCTGGCGGCCCAGGGCGCGCTCGACCAGGGCGGCGACGCTGGCCCCGTCGGGGGTGTCGCGGCCCGGACGCACCTGCTGAGGCGCAAACCAGGTGCCATGCCGGGGCGAGAGCACCGTGCGGTCGCGCCCGCCGCGGGCGACATCCACGCCCAGCGCGGTAAGGCTCGCCCCCGCCCCGTCGCGGGTCCAGCGCGCCTGCGCGGCGGCAACCCAGGCCGAGGGCAGGATCTGCCAGGGATCATCCTCGAAGGTCGCGCCGAAGCGCCCCTCGCGCATCAGGCTGCGCAGCGGCTCGGGCAGGCCTTCGAGCGTGGCGATATAGCCGCCCTCGGCCAGATGGGGGTTGTCCTCGACCCGCGCGGGGACGAAGCTGCGCGAGCGCGGGGCCAGCCGCCGCCCGCGATGGGTGACCGGCTCGGGCCCTTCGACCTCGCGCTCGCCGCCCTCGACCTCGATAAACCAGCGCAGCTCGCCCGGCCGGGCCGGGTCGGGATGCTGCGGGTCGAGCCAGGGGGCCCAGCGCGTCAGCACCCATTCCCCCTCGGCGTCGGTCGGCGGGTTGCCGGTGCACACCACCCGGCAGCGCTGGGCGGGATCGGCCGAGCGCAGCCAGCCGGTCAGATAGCGATATTGCCCCTCCGCGAAATGGGTGATCTCGTCGAAGGCCTTGAGGTCATGGGCGCGGCCCTGGAAGCGCCGCTCCTGGCCGGGATGCTGGCAGGCGCCGAATTCGATCTGACGCCGCCCGGTCTGCGGACCCGCCAGGCGCCAGATCCGCTCCTGCCCGTTCCAGCCCCGCCTCGTGCCCAGGATCTCGGCCAGGCGATCGACCATGGCCTTGATCTGCGGATATTCGCGCCGGAAGATGATGGCCCGGCGATGGGCGGTGAGCGCCAACCCCAGAACCAGATCGGTCTTGCCGCCCCCCGCGGCCCCGCCATAGAACAGCTCATCCGCCGCGCTCGCCATCGCCTGGCTCTGCGGCCCCGGCAAGGGCGTCCAGACCGGCGCGATCAGGGTCGCGCTCAGGGTCCTCTCCAGCGCCGCGCGCTCGGATTCGCTCATCGAGCCGATCAAGCCGCGCCAATAGCTCGCCTTCCGTGAGTCGCTCGCCAAATTCCGCCTCGCCCGGCTCCTCGCCTTGCCCGGCCCCGCGCCCCCAGCCCGCGCAGCGCTCGAGCCAGTAGCGCGCGGCGGCCGCATTGCCCTTCGCCACGCCCGTGGCCAGGTGGAACAAAAACCCCGCCACCTCGGCCTCGGCCTCGGCGGGTCCAAGCCGCAGCTCGGCCTTGAAATGCCGCTTGAGCTGGCGCGGGGTCAGACGCCGGCCGGTCTGGGGGTTGACCACCAGCTCGGCGATCCGCCCGGGCCCCAGCCCGAACCCTGCCAGCCGCCGGACCCGCGCGCGCTCGGCCGCATCGGGGCTGTAGCGCCGGCGCCCTGTCGCCATCCGACCTCCCGGCTCACCCGCCGCGCGTTCCCGCCCAGCCGCCCAGCCCCGCCCGACCCTCGCCCGGCCCCGATTTCGGCGGCGGTCTCGGCGGCGGTCTCGGCGGCGATTTTGGCGGCGATTTTGGCGGCGATTTTGGCGACAGGCACGAAAAAGGCGCGGCCCCGCCTGCCGGCGGCGCGCCGCGCCCGTCGCTCACTCTTGTCTATGGTTGGGACTCTACCCCGGATTGGATTTGAACGCAAGGGGAAATTTGTGATTTTTCCCAAAAAAAATTCCCAGCCGCCCTCGCCTCACCGGATGGGCTCGGCGGCGGTGACGGCCTGGTCGGCGGTCTCGCGGACGGCCTGCAACAGCTCATAATAGCGATCCCGATGCGTCTTGAGATACAGGCTCGGATAAAGCAGCGGCTGGGCCAGCAGCCCCTCGCTGCACAGGATAAAGGTGACCAGAAGCCGGCCCAGCCGCCCATTATGGCCGGCCGCGCTTCAACGCCGCCGCGGCCCTCCATAATGGGCGGCCAGGGCCGTCAGCCCGGCGATCAGCACCCCCGTGGCAAG